ACAGCCTTAGAAGCAAAAAATCTTGCCCAGTCAAATGTGGATGGTCAGACAGCCACAGTAGCCTTGGCCCTTGAACATAAAGACAACGCTCTTGAAGAAAGAAACGATGCACAGGATGCTCTCAGCATAGCCAACATAAATGTTCAAACCACACAGTCTAATATGCAGGCTGCTGGAGGAACAGGGTTAGCCTATACGGTTTATACTCTTGTCAGACAAGGAAATGTCGCTACCCCAGGATCTGTGCTTTGTTCTGGCACTTGGAACTCAAACTCTATGTATCTTCCAGTTTGTGGCAACAGGTATGAAAATTTTATAGTTAAATTTACTGGAACGATTACTGTCCCATCATGGTTTACAACAACATATTTTGCAGGATATACAGATGATGGATTTAGAATGTATGTAGACGGAGTTCTTGCAGTTGATAACTGGCAAGAGCAAGGCACTACTTGGAGTGATTATTCACCAGTATATGATGTTAGTGAAGACAAAACATTGGGTGTAGAAATTTGGTGGTATAACGGCGGAGGTCCTGGATCTTATCATCTTGGATGGGCAATTCCTGGAGGCTGGACTGGAGTAGGATGCGACTATGCTGGAGATCCACGAGTATGGGGACAAAACTTTAGTTGTAATCTTAATACATTTTCTTCTGGCTCAGGACCAACACAGGAACAGATCAATGCTTACAATGATGCTGTTGAAGCACAGGCTATAGCACAAACAATCTATAATAATAAATTAGCAGTATATAATGACAAACTAAATGTTTACAATCAAGAAGTACAAGTCTTACAAAATCTCACATCAAACCTCACAACAGCAATACAAAACCTAACAATCGCACAACAAAACCTAACATCTGCTTTAGAATTAAAAAATAATAGAATCAACACATATAATCAATCTATAATTGATTTAAATGCTGCTATTGAAGATGCATGGACTTATTATTTTGAGCAGGCACAAAGAGAACTTAATGCTGCTATTGCTCAGGCAGCAGCCAATGCTGCAGCCAATCAGCCTACCCCAGAACCAACACCAGAACCTTCTCCAGAACCAACTGAAGAGCCAACAGATGAACCAAGCCCAGAGCCCTCACCAGAGCCTACAGAGGAACCAACTGAAGAACCTACACCAGAACCATCTCCAGAGCCTACAGTAGACCCTACAGATGAGCCTACACCTGAACCTACCCCAGAGGTTACACCAGATCCAGAACCAACTGAGGAGCCAGTTGTAGAGCCTACTGAAGAACCTACCCCAGAACCTTCACCAGAACCTGGACCAGATCCAGAACCAGAAGATAATCCTTGGACTGAACCAGATGTAGAAATCAAAGATGAAGTATTAGAAGCCCTCATTCCTGAAAAGGGAACTGGTACATCAGAAGATTTATCTGGAGTTATTGCTAACCTTACAAGCAAAGATAATAAGTTAGTTACTCTTTCCCCTGAACAAATTACAGCAGTAAGTCAAACACTCAAAGCATTGACGCAAGAAGCAAAAGTAGAAGTTGCAGAAGACCTTGGCATTAAGCCGTCAGAAGTTGCACAGATTGCTGAGCAGATGAAGTCTAACCCAGAACTTGCCTCAGCATTTGTTGAGTTCGCAGAAAGAGCAGGGGATGCAGGAGAAACCCCAATGCCATTTACATTAGCAGATGCAGTAACAGAAGTACAGACAGAAGCATTTTTAGCAGACCCACTTGGTGCAGTATTTGAAGTGGATGTTACAGAACTCCTATCCAATTTCTCTGAGTTGGGTATGGATATGACAGATGATCAGAGAGAAAAAGCCCAAGAAGTCATTATCCCAGTAATCATTGTTTCACAGATTGCAAATGTAATGATTGGGATGAGGAGGTAAAAATGAAAATAATCAAAAAGGTTGTGAAGGGATTCTTCACATGGCTTAAAGATGCAGGGGTGGAAGTGATTGCACAGGCCTTTACTCTCCTTGGCTTCTTCATCGCATGGCTAACTTTGACGGGATCAGCAAGAGACATTGTTGGTATTGCAGTACTTGCAACTACAGTAATCTGGCTTATTACAATCCCACTAAGAAAGGAGGACTAAATATGGCAACTAAAAAGGTAGTAGAGCCTCCTAAGAAGGAGCACCCACAAAAGGCAATTACTAATATATTGATGAGAATCGTAGCAGTCTTTGCAGCATCTGGTCTATCAGTACTTGGTGCTGGAGCAGTTGTAGGAATTGACACAGTTCAGGCAGTATTCTTAGCAGGACTATTAGGCGTAGCAACAGTCATTGAAAGACTGGCAAGGGCTTTTTTGGACGATGGAAAACTCACATTGGCAGAGATCAATGATGCGTTTAAAACGGTAGACAAAAAGGCTAATTAGTCATTATTAACGTTAGTTGACAGCCCTCTCTGGGCAATGGTATACTTAAGTATCACCTATCTGGAGAGGGCTTTGTCATGACCTGTATTGCTGTAGTAAAACATGAAGATAAAATCTACATGGCTGGAGATCGTGGAGCATCAGACGATGGGACTATTCTAGCACTTGATGCACCAAAGGTTTGGAAGATAGGTCCTTATCTTATTGGCTATGCTGGATCAATGGACGGAGAAAGAATCCGTTTTAACTTTAAGCCAAGTGCTCCTAACATTAAAGATACAGATAAGTTTATGCAGACAAGGTTTATTAAAGAACTAAAGGAATTCTATAATGAGTTCTGGGTTGACACATCCAAAGACGGAGACCTTGGTTTGATCATTGCAGTTCGTGGAGAAATCTATGAACACAGTTCTGGGGATATGTCTTTATCTAAGTACATACTTCCTTATCTTGCAATGGGCTCTGGAGCAGAGTATGCTTATGGGGTTTTGTATGCAACTGATAAACAAAAAAATGCAAGAAATAGGGTTGTTCAAGCAGTTAACGCTGCTATCAAGTTTAATCCTTCTTGCATGGGGCCAGTAGATGTAGTTAGTTTATGAGAGAGTTTCGCACTGACACAAATAATATTATCAATAAAACTTCTTGGAATCTAGTTGGAGCGTATAAAGAAGTTTTTGGCAACCTTAATGACAAACTTTATCCATGCGTAATAAATGATAAAAAAGTTATTCTTGGTGGGTATAATAACTGGGATTGGCCCACCCTGCAGTTCATGAATATTGATGGGTATAGGTCTGACAACTTTAAAAAAAATACAGAAAACGATATTGTTTTTTTAGGTTGTTCACAAACTTTTGGAGTTGGTATTGCACAAAATTTTACTTGGCCAAAAGTTGTACTAGATTCTATTGCACCAAACAATAACCTAAATAATTTGTCTCTTGTTTCAGGAGCAATAGAAGAAATTATTTATAATTTTTTTAAATATTGTAATATATATGATAATCCAGGAACAGTGTTTTTTTTAATGCCAGACATACATCGTGGCTTTGAGCCAGTATTAGAGTTGGCTCAATTAAGAGCAATACAGTTTTATCAAATATTAGAAATTTACTGCAAGATAAACAATATTAATCTTATTTCATCTACTTGGGATATTAGGAGACCTAATAATAATGATCAGAGTTTAAATGATTTTTTTGATGGAATGTTTGACACATTTTACAAAATAAATATACAGGATTATGCTAAAGATATTAATGATTTTATGGAAAAAAACAGCCATGAAGAGTATCTCTTGGTTGCTAGAGATAAAAAGCATATGGGTATTGCTATGCATCACGCTACTGCAAAGTTTATGGTAGAAAAATATTTAAACTTGACATCCAAACAAGAATAGGATACACTTTATATATGAGCGAAGAATTTGAAGAAATCTTAAAAGATATTCAAAATACAGAGGCAGATTTTAATGAGTTTGAGATCTGGCTTGAAAACGGAATTGAACGGGGATGGATAACAGAACCGTTCTGTAATACTCATGAAGGCGATCCTTATATGAGTGAAGAAGAGCAACAAGAGTGGGAAGCAGGTGGCGACCCATGTCAACTAGTAATCAAGATAAAGGGTATATAAATATGAAAAAGTTAATCGCACTAATCGCAGTACTGTTTTCAGTAGTAGTTCCAATTAATGCAAATGCAAACACAGTTGGTTCTGTTGTAATTATTGATAGCAATTTTAACGAGTCTTTTATTTCAGGAAGCCGTGAAGTAGTTTGCCTATACACATCCAACTGCTCTGTTCCTCAGTCTGGTAAAACAACAGAGTCAATGCATGGAACTATCATGGCAGAGGTTGCAAGAACTGCAAATCCAACCGCAAACCTTATTCTAATTAAGGCTGCAACTACTCCAACTGGAATCGTAAATGGAGATGATTTTAACACTGCTTTGTCTTGGGTTATTGCAAACCTAAAGACAAAGAATATCAAGTCTGTATCATTTGCTCGTGGATCAGGTGCAGCGTCTAATACGTCTACTGGGTGCATGCCAACACATCACACTGACAGGAATGTTCTAAAGGCAAAGACGATTGTGAATGTAGATTTACTGTCTTCGTCTGGAGTAAAGGTGTATGCCTCTACTGGAAACACAAACAAGGTTGGAAGTCTTGAGTATCCAGCATGCTTGCCAAATGTAACAGCCGTAACAACGCTGTCAAGACAAAAGACAGATGGGGTCAATGAGTACACAGATATCCTATTGTCTGCTGGATCATTAAAGGTTGTATCTTTAACTGGTGTCAATACAAAGCAGGTTTTTATGACAACATCTGCAACTGCTACTTTAGCAGCAGCGATGTACGACAAGATCTCATTTGTTCCTAACGGAAGAACAAGAGTATTGCTTCCTTAATTAGGATTGGGCTGTAACTCAGATGGTAGAGTGCCGAACTGTTAATTCGGATGTCGCAGGATCGATACCTGCCAGCCCAGCAAAGTAAGTTATATGGTGTATAATTGTTTTAGTAATTGAGAAGAATGGAGCAGCGTGGAATACCCATCAATTTTAAACAATATCACTGATGACTTTGATATATGGTACAAGACTAAAGATCCCGTTTTTTCTGATCTAAGTTTAAAGTCAAGGCTTCCAGATAGGTGGGTTAGGTTTGATACTGTAGCCAAGGGCAAATATAAAGACAGTGTAATTAAACCAATCAACACATATGTTCAGGCACTCTACCCAGCACCAACTTTAGTAAGTATAGAAAATGGTGTTGTTAGGCTTAGACAAAGAAACCATGCGGAGTTCTTTTTGCTTGAGACATCTACAAGGCTAAGAAATATTGACAGACCCTGGATGAGGCAATACTATAACACAGACTTTAAAATGGCAAAAGACAAAGAATGTTTTGATGATGTCTTTAAGTTTTACGCACCATGGTATATAGATTTAGACGTTGAGGTCTTTTATGAAACTCCACAAGAGGACTCTCCTTTTGTCATAAGCCCAGACTCATCAGTTCATAAAAAGATAGATAAAGAATTAATATATTTAGAGCCAGACTTTATACCCTTTAAATTTAAGAGAGTTGGCCCTCATATGGTTGACCATAGGTTTGGCAAAATAAAAAGGTATTCAGCGATGTTTGATATAGTATTTAAAGTAGATGGTATAATTGAAGAGAAAGTTAGGAACTTTTATGAACAAGATCAAGTTTTACCCATTTAGCCAGTCAACAACAGAGTTTACCCCAAAGCCATATCCTGCTTTAAAGGCTATTCCAGACTGGTATAAAAGTCAGCCATCAGTAATGAATGAGAAAGAATCTCTTGCACAGGGGTTTTCTACTTCAACAATTAAGAGATGCATGCCAATATTTGACTACATAACTGCGGGATACATACTATCTATCCCATGTGATATATATATTGATGCTACCAATCCAGAAAAACTAGAATGGTCAGTTCCACAACCTATGAAGACATTTGCGATAAGCATGATAGCCTCACATGCTGAAGAGCAGTATTCTCATTTTCCTATAGATAAAGATAAATACCATAAGCAACTGTTTAGAATTTTACCTTTCTGGTCAGTAAAAACAGAGCCAGGATATAGTTGTTTGTTTCTTCATCCAACACATAAAGATCCAGTACCTTTCCTAACAATAGAAGCAATAATAGACACTGATAATTTTATTACAGATGGACATGTTTCTATGTTAATTGAAAAAGATTTTAAGGGTGTTATAAAGCAAGGAACACCTTTTATTCAGGTACTTCCCTTTCAAAGAGAAGACTGGGAGATGGAACTGGTTGACCCAGAAGTTGCACAAAAAGAAATAACTGCACAAAGATTATCTCTTCGTAGTACTTTTTCTTTTGGATATAAGAACAAAATGAGATCAAAAAAGGATTTTAAGTGAGTGATGTCCCACTTCCTATAAAATTTACCCCAACATTCTTAGGTCACTCTGGAATGCTTACTATGCCAGTACCAGCGGTGTCTAAGGTTCCAGAATGGTACAGAAGTCTTGCACGTTTTGATAGATCAAATGACGATATAACTCTTGGGGTAAATAATAATGTAGGTACTGATGGAGCAATGGTAGCAACAAAAATGTGTATGCCATTTTTTGATGCACTAACTGCTGGATATCAGTATGTTCTAGAAGATGATGTATATGTTGACTTAGATAAAGATGGAAAGCCAATCATTTCATGGAAAGGCCAGGTAATGATGGTAGATAAAAGACCAACGATAGAATTACCAGTACCAGACAATTGTCATCCAATACACTATGGCTGGAGAATGAATTGGTTCTACGAAACTCCTCCAGGATATTCAGTATTGATTACACACCCAATGAATAGGTATGACCTTCCATTTTACACAATGTCTGGTATCGTTGAGTCAGATATATGGGGGCTTCCAGTTTTTACAGCCTTCTTTTTAAAAAGAAACTTTATAGGAGTAATACCAAAAGGAACTCCAATATTCCAGATTGTTCCAATTAAAAGAGATTCCTGGGAGTCTGAGTGCATCGAGACAGACGAGGCACTTGATAGACATGAACTAGCAGCAGAGAATAGAAGATCACGACTTTATGGATACTACAAACAAACAGCCTGGAGAAAAAAGATGTTTGGTGTAAAAAATTCTAAAATAAAAGAAGTTTCACACGACGATGAATGATATATTAGTTTTGATTTATTCCTACAAAGGTAAAAATCTTAAAGATGTTGTTGACAATGTTTTTAAAAATTCTAGCGGTAAAAGAAAAATAAAGGTTATAGTATCAGACCAACACCCACTAAACAGAAGAGACACCTTCTCTAGCATAGACTGCAGTTACTTTCATATATTTTGGGATTTTATAACAAGTCCATGCCATCATAAAAATTCTTTTATAAGGACAAACCTATCTAAGTATTCTTTAATTTTGGGAGACTCAGTTATGGTTCCAAAAAATTGGGATGATGATCTTGTTAGTCTTGTAGAAGAAAACAATTGCGTTATTTCTGGATCTGGCAAAACTGTTTTAGGGATAGAGAGCCTTTTCTTTTTAAAGAAAGAAAACATACATAGTGATAGTTTTTCAGTTACACAATACATAGACAGAGATTTTATCTTTGGGCTAACATCTTTTTTATCAGAAGTTAAATATCCAACCTATCTAAAATATAACGGAGAAGAAGAATCCCTGTCTGTTAAGATTTTTACAAAGGGTGTTGATATATATTCTGCCCCATCAAACTACTATAAAAAAGTTTCAGAAAATCTTATAGGTGAAATATATGTCCCATTTTCTTTAAATCATAACTATAATGAGGCAATAAGCCTTTTGCAAAATGGGTCTAATTCCTTTGAAAATATCAATGGACTAGAAAGAAGTGTAGAAGATTTTAATATTTTTCACGGAAATATATTTCAGCATCTAAATAATTTACCATTTCACACTAACGATGTTGAGTATGATCCACAAGCCCTTTCTTTTAATAAGGTAGATGCAAGAAGATATCTAGGCAACACAAAAGCAATCCATTAATGGTATAATTATATAAAGGAGAAAATATGACAGACTCAGATATGCCTGCAGAGCGCAGGGCAGACCTAAAAGGTGGACATAGAATCCACGTAATTAAGAATTTCATAACACCAGAAGACGCACAAACCCTTATTGATGAGCAAAGAAATCCATCATCAACAAACCCTTATCCAGAATACTATAAGAAGAGATTCGGAGGAACCTCTTTTCCATATAATGATCGTGTAATGGATATCTTAAAGAAGTATGGAGAAAAAGCAAATGAGGTTCATAAAGAACAGAATGCTTTTTATAATGATATCTATGTCTTTAAGGCTTTTGGCTCTTGGTGGACTGAGGGAACAAAGGGTGGCCTACATATAGACGCACAAGACCCTGAACCATTTATTGAGTGGAGTACAATTATCTACTTAAACGGTAACTTAAATCCACAAGAAGAAGAAGATGGGCAAACAATAAGTCCAGACCTAGAGTTTACTGGTGGAAGAATTTATTTCCCAAACCAAAACTATGTATATGAGCCAAGAAGATATTCTGCAGTATTTTTCCCTAGCGCTGGAACAGAGTACATTCATGGAATAACTAAGGTTCTATCTGGTAACAGACATACAGCATTATATATGCATACAAGTCTTCCTACCCACGCCGATCCAGATTTTATTAAGCCAGGGGTTGTTCCAAAATGGAAGGCTATGGGATACCCATTAAATGATGAATGATTTTGAAATTTTAGATCTTGGTTTAGTTTATTATAAAAATGTAGTAAATGATCCACAGGGTCTGATTAAAAAGATCGAAGAACTTGATTCAAGATATCAAGAGGAAAAGCCAGCACCCTTTATGACATCAGTAAAGCCATGGATTCCATGGACGTATGGAGAAGGTTCAAATAAGGTTACTTTTAATATGCAAAAGTTTATACCACAAGTTAAAGATATTTCAAAAACAGATATCTATTTAAACCAACAAACTTTTATATCAAATGAACTGTTCGGGGCACTTGATAGAACACTTAGTCACTACTCAACTGAACTTTATCCTTTTGCTGAAAAAAACATAAAGTCTAGAGAAAAGACCATGCATCTGCTTAAATATGATAAAACTGGACACCTACCAGCACATCAGGATCAAGGAATTAGTACAAGAGTTTTATCTGTTCTTTTATATCTAAATGATGACTACGAGGGTGGAGAAATTGAGTTTAGACATTCTGGGTTAAAGTTTAAGCCAGAGGCAGGAAGCGTACTGTTTTTTCCATCAAACTTCTTATATGTTCATGAGGTGTACCCAGTCACAAAGGGTCCAAGGTATGCACTACCAAATTGGTACCATAATGTCCCACTTGAGTTTAAGAGAGACTCAACAGGTGATGAATGATAATTCTTGGTATTAACGAAACCACACATGATGCATCAGTATCTTTAATTAAAGATGGAGAGATACTTTTTGCTGGTCATGCAGAAAGATACAGCAAGGAAAAAAATGATTGGTTTACAAATAGAGAACTTATTAAAGATGCTCTTCAATACGGTTATCCAGATCAAATTGCATACTATGAAAAGCCATTACTAAAAAAAACAAGGTTGTTATTAAAAGGCGGATTCGGTGGAGGTAGACCATGGTTTGAAACAACAGAACTTGGAAAACTGCCAAGAAAAAACTTTAAGCATCACTACTCTCATGCAGCAGCAGGATACTATACAAGTAGTTTTGATGATGCTGTAATTGTAGTGTTAGATGCTATTGGTGAGTGGGAAACTTGCAGTGTCTGGGTTGGTGAAGGAGAAAAGATAAAACATGTTTACTCTGATAGTTACCCTTTTAGTTTTGGCTTGTTTTATTCAGCATTTACACAACTAATAGGTCTAATGCCAAACCAAGAGGAATATATCATGATGGGTATGGCTGCCTATGGGGACTGGAAGAAGCATTATCTAAAAGTTAATGCATACTTTGAATCTACAATCTATCAAAAGTATAACTTTCACAAGGGCATTCAAGACTGGGGTGTTATTGAAAATGAACAAGACAGATTTGATATAGCAGCAGCCGTTCAGTATGTATATGAAAGAAGGCTATTGGAGTTTATGTCGCAAGCAAAGTCTAATACAGGTAAAAAGAACTTAGTCTTTATGGGTGGTTGTGCTCTTAACTCATCAGCAAATACAGCCCTGTGGACACTTTTCGATATGATTTGGATCATGCCCAACCCTGGAGATGCTGGTAGTTCTTTAGGTGCAGCAGCAGCCTTATACGGAAAACACCTTGACTGGAAGACTCCATATCTTGGCTATGATCTTGGAGGAGAGTATCCTGTTCAGCAAATTGTGGACGGTATATTAAAAGATGGAATCGTTGCAGTAGCATCAGGCAAAGCAGAGTATGGCCCAAGAGCATTAGGAAATAGATCTATCCTTGCCGATCCAAGAGATCCACTCATCAAAGACAAAGTAAACCTAATTAAACAAAGAGAACTTTTTAGGCCCTTTGCCCCAGTTGTTTTGGCTGAACATGCACATAAATGGTTTGATATGGATTTTGAAAGCCCATACATGCAATATACAGTAAAATGTTTGCAACCAGAAAAGATACCTTCTGTAGTGCACAAAGATGGAACCTCCAGGGTACAGACGGTCACTAAAGATCAGCACCCAGGATTATATAGAGCAATAAACAAGTTCTACCTTCAAACTGGTGTTCCAGTTCTTTTAAATACAAGTCTTAATATTAAAGGACAGCCATTGCTTAATGATGAAAATGATATTATTAAGTGGGAAAAAGAATATAATTTTAATATATTGGGAGACAAGGGTGTCAGAACATTATTTGATGAGTAGTATTTTAAAAAACGATATTGTCGAGTCTTTGTTTTTTAATAATTTAGAAAAAATAGAAAGAACAGAAAGTGAAAGATTTGTTCACAGAACAGAAAATATAACTAAAAAAGATAAAGCAAATACAGATGTTGAATATCTGTATAATAGTTTTGGTTTTCGCTCAGATGAATTTAAAAAGGATCATGAAAAGGAGCACATACTTTTTGCTGGCTGTTCAGAAACAGAAGGGATTGGTGGCAACCTGGATTCGGCTTGGGCACATATGCTTTATTCTAAGATTTTAAAAGAAGTGGAACTGTCTGGATTTTTTAATATAGGACGGGCTGGATGGGGTTATGATAGGATAATTTCAAATATTATGTCCTATATAGATTCTTATGGAAAGCCAGATAAAATATTTATTCTTTTCCCAAACATTGGTAGATTTTATAATTGGGATGGGGCTCAATCAAAATATCTAGAAGTTTTTGAGTATTCTTCATCAATACCTCCAGAAATTGACGACGAAGAAAAAAAAATATATCCCAAGCACAAAAAAGATTTAAATATAGGAGATCATAGAAAACTTTTTATTTCATTTACAATGATATTAAAAATATTTGAAGAGTATTGTTCTTCTTCTGGTATAGAATTGTTTTGGTCCACATGGAATAGTTATGATTTAAAAAATTTAGAGAAGGTTAATACTTTTAAGAGATATATCCCTATGAATTGCACTGATTTTTATAAAGAAAAAGAAGACTATCTTTTAAAAATCTCAAAAGACCGTAAAGACTGGGGGTCAAAAAGAGATGGGCATGCTGGATACCTTCTTCATTTATCCTGGTGTGAAAAATTTTATAGTCAAATAAATTTTGACTAAATGGCAGATTAGTGGTATACTAGAACAATAAACAAAGGAGGCCAGACATGGCAGCAAAAGGTAGTCTAGAAGCAATCATTGAGGTTGCAAAGAAGGAAGTGGGCACAATTGAAGGCCCAAAGGATAATGAAACAAAGTACGGCGCTTGGATTAAGGTAAACTTCCAACCATGGTGCCAGTCATTTGTTTCTTGGTGTGCATTTACTTCGGGAGTAAAGTCATTCCCTAAGTCTGCATCAACAGTTCAAGCAGCAGACTGGTTTAAGAAGAATGAGCGATGGTCAGATGCTCGTAATGATGATCCACAAGCAGGAGACTGGATCTATTTTGATTTCCCAGACGATGGTGTAAATCGTATTTCACATGTTGGTCTTTGCATTAAGAACAATGGCGATGGAACAATCCAAGTTATTGAAGGAAATACTTCAGGAACTGCAAAGGGAGATCAGCGCAATGGAGGAATGTGTGTTGAGAAGACTCGTGCATATGTTAAGAACAACAAGAAGAAGTTAGTTAATGCTGTTGTTGGTTGGGGCCGTCCAGTTTATACTGGTGAAGAAAATGCTCCACTACTAAACAAGTTGGCAGCAACACCTACACCAGTTAAAACAACTTCAGCAGATGCAGCAAAGAAGTCTGTAAAGCCAGCGGTTAAGAAATCATCTGGTGGCGGAGGAAAAGGTTCGGTGGCACTATAATGGAGTCAACCAAAAGAACACTATTAAAAACAGCAAGTTGGGAGACTTTTCACCTTGTTGGTGTCGCTGGAGTAATTTATCTTTTCACTGGTGAATGGGAGTATGCAAGTCTTGGTGCTCTTATTTATATAGGTTGGGAAGCACTGGGATATTTCTTGCATGAAAGAGTCTGGGCTAAATTTGGAAAGAGGATCAAGTAATGCGTATTAAGATTATTCGTTTTGTTGTAAAAGCACTTGGATACGAATGGTCTGGAGATGAACTCAAACTGCCAGTTTGGTATGTAAAAGAAAAGAAAAAGAAATAGCACAATGGCGTTGTACGAATACGATTGTATGCCTTGCGGTCAGCGGTATACAAAAGAAAGATCAATTAAAGACAACGATCCAGGGTATGATTGTGAAACTTGCAATCTACCGCTGGTTCGTGTATACTCTAATGTAGGAGCAGTTTTCAACGGTAGTGGATTTTATTCCACCGATAATAGAAAGAAGTAGAGTATACTATGAGTACTATGATTGATACACCTGTAGAAGTTAAAGAGTGGGTACTTAAGGCAACTGACAGATGTGATTCATGTGCAGCAGAAGCATTGGTTCAGATTACTGGATTAAACGGAGACCTTCTTTTTTGTGGTCACCACTACAACAAAATCATGAATAATCCAGAAGGATACAAAAAAATGATGTCTTTTATGATTACTTTGATTGATGAACGAGATAAACTTATTGAAAACAAGGCAAAGGAAGCACCACACGCATGATTATTCAGATTATTGGCCTACCTGGTTCTGGTAAAACAGAACTGGCTAAGGCCCTAAAAGAACGCATTAACGCTATTCATCTCAATGCAGATGAAGTTCGTGCAACAGTTAATTCAGACCTTGGGTTTACGCCAGAGGATCGTATTGAGCAAGCACGACGTATGGGAGAGATGGCTCGTCTTATCTCTAAGCAAGGTGTTGCTCCAGTAATTGTAGACTTTGTATGTCCTACAGATTTAACTCGTGCAGCATTTGGTAAGCCAGATATCTTGGTGTTTATGGATACAATTGCTGAGGGCAGGTTTGAAGATACAAACAAGATGTTTGAACGACCAGACAATGCAGATGTATCATTTATTAGTCACAACCTAGATGCTGAAGCAAAGGCATCACACATCATTGATAAGTTTAGTCTTCATGATTGGTCTGCCCCTACAACACTTATGCTGGGTAGGTACCAGCCATGGCACGAAGGTCACCACGCCCTTTATAAGGAGGCTGGCAAGAGAACTGACCAAGTACTTCTTGGAGTCCGCAATACCTACAACACAAGCGAAAAAGATCCTCTTAAGTTTGATCAGGTAAAAGAATATATTGCCAAGGACGACTTTATGGATGGTGCATTAGTATTAAGACTACCTAACATTACCAATATTGTATATGGTCGTGATGTAGGATATAAGATTGAGCAAGTAGATTTGGGGGCAGACATTCATGCTATTTCGGCTACGCAAAAGCGTAAAGAGATGGGTATCTAAGGTTTGGAACATAATCAGTAAAGGTCCTAAAAATATGGAGTGGCCAGCATGAATGTATCTAAACAAAGATCAGCACTAAAGGCTATTACCTGGCGTATAATTGGAACAGCAGATACATTTGCTATTGCTTGGCTTATAACCAAAGAGCCAGTTACAGCAGGTGCAATCGCAAGTTTCGAGGTAGTTACAAAAACAATCCTTTATTACTTCCATGAGCGTGGTTGGAATAAAGTTAAATGGGGGAGAAAATAATGTTTGAATATTATGTAAAGAAAGTAACAAAGGTCGTTGATGGAGATACCATTGATGTCGATATTGATTTAGGGTTTGACATTTCTTTTAGTTCAAGAGTGAGGCTGGCTGGTATTGATACCCCTGAGTCTCGCACTACAGACAAGGCTGAAAAGGCTTTAGGGCTGGAATCAAAGGCTTATTTGAAGCATGCTATCGACAACGCTAAGAGTGTGGTTATTAAGACTGAGAAAATTAACTCATCTGAAAAATATGGTCGCATTCTTGGTTGGGTTTATTTAGATGGCGATACAGAGTCTCTTAATGATAAGATGATTAATGACGGATATGCCTGGGGATATATGGGTGACACAAAGGTTAAAGACTTTGATGCTCTTGCAAAGGCTAGAAAGAAGTCTGGTAAGTAATTTGGAGTTTAAAGACGAGGACGATGCTATTGAAAAACTGATACTTGCGGGAGCGCTGGAGGTTGCTGGTATAGACATAGATACTGGAGAGCCAGTTTATAATTTTACAGAAAAACTAATTGACGTAAATCCAGAACTTCATAATGAGGTATCAACATATTTTTCTCGTGAGACTATGGCTTTATGGCAAGAAGGTTTTTTAGATATGGACATAACTGAAAAAAATCCAATAGTTAGGCTAACTCAAAAAGCATTAGACGAGATAGAGGTAGCAAATCTAAACAAGGATAAGCAGTACACTCTAAAAGAAATAATAAGAATTATTTCATTAGATAGGTAGTATAATTGTTTAGGAGGAACTATGGAATATTTTTTGGGATCTTTGCTAACCCTATTAGCCATGTTTGTCACAACAAAATTGGTATCTTCAAAAACAAATACTATAGTTAAGAGTCCTTTTAGATACAGTCAAAGCCATATCCACGAAATAATATCTCCGTTGGTGCCAGATATAAAGTTGTACAAGAAAAAGAAAGATCGTCAATCAGATAAGCAAGAAGAAAGAACAAATATAAAGGTTGTTATTTTTGACAACAAGGCTTATTTTGTTAAAGATGGAACCTTTTATTGTGCAGAAATGCACGGAACAGAGATAGACGGAGCCAATGCTACCCTAGTTGACACGATGGGTATGGATAAGGTACAATTAGACAAGATGCTATTTATAATGGATCAACTTAGAGATGGGAAGAAAAATGATAGTGGGGATTCAAGGAACTAGTGGTTTTGATGACTACCAGGTATTTCTTAGAGCCATGGCAGTCACCATGTCTTCTTTAAAAGACGAGGACCCATTCTTTTATCTTTACTCTGCAGGACCAGCAAACATCAATGCAATGGCTATGGAGTTTGCAAATCTTTCAGAGCGTGGGCTTAAGGCTCGTGGTAAAAAAATTAAATACAAGCCAGTACCACCTTGGTGGATTACAGAAAATATTTCAGATATAAACTACTTTGCGTTTTTAAGTAAAGAAAGAGAACAGGTTTCAAAACTTGTTGATGAAGCAAAAAACAATAATGTCGAATACGGCATTTTCAGATACTAACAGAAAGAATAACAATGCAGATCAAATCATTAGAACAAATGGAAACAATTGTAAATTCAAACAAGTCACTAGTTTGGGATGGATGGACTGTGGTCAATTCTTATCCTTCTGAGAAGGGAAGAACATCACAGCAGGGAGCATTTGTTAATGGCAAGTGGCACCTACAGCGTCGTTTTGTACCTTCAAAGAGTGGATGGGACATACCAGACAAGTTTGTGAGTTAATATGCCAAAGCATGAATGGAAAGATGATGCAATTTGTTTGGACTATGATACAAACTTGTTCTTTGATAAGTATGAAGAAGATGAATTACTTAGACCAGCAATAGATAAACTATGTTCTGGTTGTCCTGTTGCAAAAATGTGTTTTGCTGTTGGAGTTTCTCAAAAAGAGTGGGGTGTTTGGGGTGGGGTATACCTAGAAAATGGACAAATGTCTAAAGAGTTTTCACGACACAAGAGTAAGTCTGATTGGGCCAATACCTGGCAATACCTTACAATGGAGTCTCAATAGGTGTTAGTTCTAGGACAAGAAACAAGGCCAGAAATCTTTGAGGGGGTTTATTCCTTAGAGTTTTCTGGCACCTATTATTCTCCACCAAATATAGAAAAAACAGAAGACTTTGAAAACTATGAAGTTTTTGATAATACAGAAAGTAAATGTGTAGTTATACTATCTGACAGATATTATCATACATTCATGGAGTCGTTAGGAATTATACTTCAAGAGTTTAATAAGAATAAAGAGACTCACTTCTTTATCCTAAGCGGTGCACCACCTGAGAACATGCTACAAGAACATGTTCTATTTTTTATTAAAGTTTTAAAAATGAATAAAGTAAAGCATACATTTGTAGATCTTTTAGAATATAAAGTTATGGATAAAAGGTTTTTAATAAAAGATTTTTATTATTATTCATCTCCAAAGTTAACAGATAATTTTGTCACCAACTTGTATAGTGTTTCAAGTCCTTATCATTTTGAAGGTAGTCCATTTAGAAAGGTATACTGTAGTAGAGGAAAGACAAAGTATAAAACTGGATCTTGGATAACTGGAGATAGGGACCCAGAGACATTAAAAATAAAAGATGATTCTGCGAGAATGTCGGATGAGTTAGCACTTGAATCATACTTAAAATCTAATGGATTTGAGATTGTTTATCCAGAAGACTTTGACTCTTTTGAGGATCAGATAAAATACTTTAGTTCAGTTAAGACATTGATATCTCCTACGGGAGCAGGGCTAATCAACATGTGCTTTATGAAGGATGGATGTCAGGTCGTTGAACTAACCATACCTATGATGGTTCAGGGAGAGAGCACTATACACCAACACTATGCACCAATTGCCTGGGCTAAGGGTCTGGTTTATTTTTCTATTCCGTCAATGAGATCGTCAGAAGATGTTTTAAAGATAATGGACTCAAACAGTATAATAAAAGGACTTATAATGGAGGAGACATGCTAGTATTCTTTAACGATAGTAGGAATATCCTAAAATATGAACCAGATACAGTATATCTTCTAATTTCTAAAGATGACGATAACGACATATACCTTAAAAAAGAACTGTCAGAAGAAGAAGATAAACTTTTTTATTATAAGTTAGACTTATGCTCAAATGAAAATAAATTTTTTATAAACTTGCCTACATCCTACTATCATGCGGTAGCAGATACTTTATCACATATACTTGTGCATAACAAAAAGTATCCTTCAACAAAATTTATCATCAACTGTTTTGAAAAAGATGTGTCAGAAGGCCTAAACTCTTTCTACAAGTTTTTCTTTGATGCTTTAGTTGCCGAAGGAATAAACTATGAATCAATATATATTGATAAAAGAACCGCACTAAAGATAAACAATATTTCATACATAGAATCTATGGCTGTGTTTGAAGAAGGAGTTAAGGCTGTATCAGAACTTATAGAAAAATATCGTCCTCAAGAATCTGTAGATCCATATAGAAAAGTTTTTTTAAGTAGAGCAAAAACAAGAAAAAGAAAGAATAACGGACTGTTTGGTGGCAGAGATCCAAAAAACTTTAATTTTTTCAATGATGACAGAGTAGATTCTGAACAAAGGTTGTCTGAGTATTTTTACTCTATGGGTTTTGAAATAGTTTGTCCAGAAGACTTTCTTTCTTTTGAAGATCAAATAGAGTATTTTAATTCAGTAAAGACGTTAGTTTCACCAACTAGTGCTGGACTTGTAAATGGACTACTAATGAAAAAAAATCAAACTATTATTGAGTTAGAGGTACCAATGGTTTCAAGAGGAAAAGAAACTCTGCACTCCCTATACCCAGGTCTTTTATTTAATATGGGTCATATCTTTATAATGATTCCAAGTCTTAGAAATAGCACAGAAATTATAAATAAAATAAAATTAAATAAATACATAATGGGGATTTTAAATGACTAGCCTAATAGTTTTTGACTTAGATGGAGTTCTTGTTGATAGCAAGACTATTCACTTTGATGCACTTAACGATGCTTTGAGAGCACTAAGTCCTGACTATATAATTACTAAAGAGGAACAGGAAAACATATATGAGGGGCTTCCAACAAAGGCTAAACTAAGTCTTTTGAATAAATATAAGGGTCTTCCAGAAGAAAGTTTTGATAGTGTCTGGAGACTTAAGCAAGACATAACAAGTACTATGTTTTCAAATATTCCAGAAGATAAAGAACTAATTGGACTACTTACAATAATTAAAGACAATAAGATTAATATAGCGGTAGCAAGTAATAGTATTCGTAATACTGTGTTTGATTGCTTAGAGGGGCTAGGTATCGTACACTTAATAGACCATGTTGTAAGTAATGAAGACGTAAAGCATCCAAAGCCTCACCCAGAAATGTACTGGAAGGCTATGTCTTACTTTGGTGTGATTGCAGATGAGACTGTTATTTTTGAGGATAGCCTTGTTGGTAAACTTGCTGCAAGAGATAGTAAGGCTACCCTGATTGAAATTAAAAATAGAGCAGACCTTACAGAGGATAAGATTAATAAGGCTATTAGTCTTTTGCAATCTGGAAAAGGTACATGGAAAGATCAGGGACTTAATGTTTTAATACCAATGGCAGGCCTTGGAAGCCGTTTTAAGGATGCTGGATATGTATTCCCTAAGCCGTTAGTGGAAGTAGACGGAAAGCCCATGATTCAGGCTGTAGTGGAGTCTATAGGGGTAAATGCAACATACACCTACATAGTTCAAAAAGAACATTATGAGAAATATAATCTGTCTTACCTACTTAACCTTATAACTCCAGACTGCAATATTGTGCAGGTAGATGGGATAACAGAAGGAGCAGCAGTTACTTGTCTATTAGCAAAAGAATATATAGATAACGAGAGCCCATTAATCTTGGCTAATTCTGATCAGATAGTTGAATGGAATAGTAGGCAGTTTATCTATGATTTAATGACAAAAAATGCAGATGGAGGAATTGCTACATTTGAGTCCACACATCCAAAATGGTCTTATGCAAAAGTTAATTCAGATGGTTTAGTTACAGAGGTTGCAGAGAAAAAACCAATTAGCAATATAGCAACAGTTGGGATTTATTATTGGAAACATGGATCAGACTTTGTTAAATATGCTGAGCAGATGATAGATAAAGACATTAGAACAAACAATGAGTTTTATGTTTGCCCTGTTTTTAATGAGGCGATTGCGGACAATAAGAGGGTGTTTGCAAGCAATATTAAAAAAATGTGGGGGGTAGGAACCCCAGAAGATTTAAATAACTACAACTATAGGAGAGATAATGATTAAAATAGCACATCGTGGAAATACACGAGGACCAAAACCAGAGTTAGAGAATAGCCCAGAGTATATTTCTAAGGCTATAGAAGATGGCTTTGAGGTTGAAATAGATATCTGGTTTCAAGATGGTGAAGGATTCTTTCTTGGACATGACTATCCTAAGTATAAAATAGATGAAGATTTTATAGGTGCGGTCAATCCTCATGCATGGTTTCACTGCAAAGACCTCCTGTCTCTTGAAAAATTTATAAATGATTATTCACATGCAAGATTTTTTTGGCATCAAGAAGACTCATTTACTCTTACAAGCAGTAAGCATATATGGACATATCCTGGAAAAGAAATAGTAAGTAATACTATACTTGTTCATTTAGAGGAGTTTAACGAAGATGATTTTGAAACAAAGCCATTTGCAATCTGTAGCGACTTTCTGGTATAATAGAGTTTAAAGAAATAGGTAACTATGTGGTCATGGATTCTTGCCGTAATAGGCGTAACTGGTATATTTTTTGTAGGTCGAAAGACTATCTGGGGTTGGATCGTACTTTTATTTAATGAAGTGCTGTGGATAGCCTATGCCTTATATACAGACCAGTATGGGTTCATATTTAGTGCTCTAGCATATGCAGCCGTTTATATTAAATCATACTTGCATTGGAGGAGAGAAGATGAGAAGTCATAAAGAGTACGAAGACTTAGACTCTACCGTTGACCTAGTGATTCATACAAAATCTCCCAATAAATGGCTCCTGATTGATCGTGAAACTGGGGAAGTTTACCAGGGAAATTCTGGTGGGTTTTGGGACAGATTAGATCCAGTAGAAAAAGGCAAAAGATAATGTATACAATAAACATGAAAAAGGCTTTTCGTTCAATAACACCTCCAAAAAATTTTTCATTACAGATAATTGATAATGATAACTTCTTAACAGTGAAGGCAAGTGAGGATCAATTTATGAAGTTGCCTGGTGAAGATAGGAAGGTTGCCGTAGAGTATATGATTCGTGTAAAAAAAGCATTAGAAGACAACGGCGCAATCGTATTATTAGTAAGAGATGGTGGCAAAGACCTTTGAAAGAGTTTATTCTAAAATATGGAAGTGCTGGAACCTGGATCACTGATGATTTATTTTTAGTATCTAGTTTACCACTTGAAGACATAGACATTAGCAATAAAAAAGATATAAGAGAAAGACTACTAACACTTGTTAAGGCAAAATTTAAATATAAAAAAAATATCACAATAACAGATGAACCTTCTGATTCTGGGATAACTTCTATTGTCTGTCTTTCAGATGTCTGCAAAATAGAGATGCTTGGAAGTACACATACTTTAGAAAAAAGGTTTATAATTATGTTTATTGGAAACGAAAATTACAAACTTGTAGATGGTGAATTTTTAGTTGAAACATTTAAGTATAAAGATGGATTGGACGGTTTTGGAACTGGAAGCAAGAAGTATATAGTTACATCAACAATAAGAGATGTATATGAATTGCCAGTAAACGCAGAATCAGAAGAGGATGCTTTAGAAAAGTCAAAAAATTATCACATAAATGATTGGCATCACCTAGAAGACACAGATGAACATTTGAGAGATGTTGTTTTTGTTAGGGCAGCAAAATGGGGCAACTTCGAAGTAAGGGAGATAAATTAAAAATGTTTGATTTTTTTGCATTTGTAATTTTTATTTTTGTATTTTTCTTTTTGGTTTATAAAAACATTAAACTAAGGCTTAAGATATCTTCAGTAACATTAGAGTTGATAAAAGCACACCTAGATAAAACAATAGTGTCAGAAAAGTTGACAGAGTTGCAAGAAATAAATAAAAATAGGAGCAATCTGGATCAGGAGGCTTTCTTAAAATTTATTTCAGACTCAAGAGATTGGGCTTACCAATATATAGATGATGTCCAGTCATCATTAAATAAGTTTGTTAGTGATGTAGAGCCTGAGATATTATATTTTGATACTTATGGGGACCTTATGGGTGCTGAGCCAAACTATAACGCAATGAAGAAAATTTCTGGGGCATACAAAGAACTAAAGAAACTGCTACCAGAAGACTATGATAGAATAGAGTAATGATCGCCCTAAAGCATACTAAAAACCTCAACATGTTTATGTGTGAGGAAGAGTTGTGCGAGGACGAAAGTACGCAGATTTGGGCAAGTTCTGAAAGTAGAATAGTTGATCTGTGTGATTTACATTATAGTCAAGCAACACAATTCCTAGGAGGAAAAAATGAATGAACAAATTAAAGCAGCACTAGCGTCATACGGAAGATCAGTTCTTGGAGCAGCAACAGCAATGTATGCATCTGGAGTTACAGATCCACAGACACTAGCATACTCACTACTTGGAGCACTTGTGCCCGTTGTATTGAGAGCAGCCAACCCTTCAGATACTGCATTTGGAAAGATGCCTTCAGTAGATGAGGTAGATGCAGCAGTTAAGTCTGCAAAGGTTGTTAAGAAGACCGCAAAGAAGGCTCCTGCAAAGAAGTCATCTGGCGGAGGCAAGACAACTAACCAAGTAAAGTAGTTTAAAAAGAATTAGGGGGCCTTTCGGCCCCCTTTTTCTATTTAAAAAAGTTTTTTAAATTCTGGTTTATATGGAAACACTTTTAGTTTTGATCTTCTAAGTGCAGACTCATCATCTTCTCCAAAGAATAAAAATGAAACAATTGTCCATCTTGGATTGCCACTTTTAATTTCATGAATTTTATGTTCGTATGAATATCCAGAGGGGAAAACGAGAAGATCTCCAGCCTTTGGTTTTATTGTAACTCCAAAGTGAATAAACTCTAGTTCTCCTCCTTCGTAATCATCATTTGGATAATACACTAAAGAGACAGTTCTTGGTGTTGCATATGAGTCGTCGCTATGTGCACCAAAAAACTCGCCATTGGAAAATCTTGAAATTCTTAGAGACTCTCTACTTTTTGGATCAATATTCCAGTGAAAACAATAGGAGTCGAGTATTCCACGAAAAGCATCATTGGCTTCTTCATGTTGCCACAGCCAGCATGTGTCTGACTGCTTTCCATTTTCCTTAGTATATTCTAGGTCATCAAAAAAATCTTCACGTACCCACTTCTTTGCTCCATCTTTACCATCTTTGTCTTCCCAAAAATCTTTGTCTAAAAGTCTATTCATTGTCTCCATTGAGTTTGGCCATACATTTCTATATAGGTGAACTCCAGGCGCAACGCTTTCAAAAGCGTATCTATTGCCTTCCTGGTCTTGAGTAAATCCTTCAGCAGCGTTTTGCATTCTTTGTTGATCCATTGTGTTTACCAACCTTCCGTATTCAATTATACCATGCTATGGTATACTATATATATGCTAGGAAATAAACAATTCGACGATAACTTTTTGCTAATCACCTATCCAAGAACTGGATCACATTTTTTGCACCGTTATTTAAAGCAATTAACAGGATTTGAAATTAAAAAAACACATTTTCCAAGATGGTCTGGGGATAAAAAGGTAATCACAATAATAAGAGATCCAAAAGAAACTTTAAAATCAGGATTCACAATGTCAAAGCATCACGCAGTTAACCGAATAAAAGACTTTGACTGGGAAGAGCATAAACACGAAAGAGCCTTAACGAATATAACTGGATATAACTATTTCTTTGATTATATGACAGAGCATGCTGATGTCTTTATAGACTACAATACTTTGATTGAAAGGCCTTACGATGTTTGTAAATTTTTAGGAGACTATATTGGTTTACGAGTTAAGTCAAAAGAAGACTATATTCAGGTTTTAGAGGATATTCCTGGTCAAGAGTACCTTGTTTCAAGTAAAACATCTCCATATTATGAAGATATGGATGTGTCTTGGGTAGATCTGTCTGCTCATTATGATAGGTATTATGAGATGCTTGCCAAGAAAAGTATCTAATTAAAGAATTGTGAAAATGAAAAATATAAGAGTTTTAATAAATAGTGCCCCAAGGTCTGGTCATGCCTGGCTTCAGTATTTGCTATTAAAGTCAGTTAATTTTGATAATAATATTTCAATGGGAGAGATTCACAGTCAATTCATAATACGTGAGAATGTTCCTGTTACACTTCTTGCTAAGTTCCCAGATGTGGTTCAAACAACAATACTTAGAAGCCCTCTAGAGATAATACCTTCAGTTGTAACAAAAACTATTGGTGGATTTGGAAACACAAGGACTATGGGTGTGTCTATGCCACATGAAAATAACAGTTTGCCATCATTAGATCAACTTGTAGACGGTGAGTTTAATGTTTATAAAAGGTGGTCTGGTTCAATTATTAAAAATATTGAAAACTTGGAAGCCTTCACCTTTGACCAGGTATGTGATAATCCAGAATTTGTTGTAGATAGCATAATGGCAAACTTCCAATATGAATATTTTAAGGTAAAGAATATAGACTTGCCAACCTTGTTAAAAGAAGCACGGCAGGGAATAAGCCAACATGATAAAGGTAATCCAGGATTTAATAATCCATTACCAATAGGAAAGAAACCAGACATATACTATGAAGCATTAGATATTGTAAAGAACAACAGAAGACTTCAAGAATCTATTGAACTTTTTGAGTTAGCCAAAGATGAAATATACAAAAAGCAGGGACAGATAAATGGCTAGAAGACCTGTCAGGCCTATGTCAGACGATGCTATAAGGTCTATTAATATAGATGAAATAGAAGATTCTGAAAAAATTAGTCAAAAGCAATTAAACAATGCAAGACTATTTTCTTCAAGGGAAGAGTACGCTAAAAGCCTTCCTAAAGGTATAAAGTACATGGAGGTAGGGGTTGCTTGGGGATACTCTGTTCAGATGTTCCTTGACGCTACTGAAGCACAATCAGCAGACCTTGTGGACTTGTATAACCAGGACCTAAAGTGCTGGTCATGGAGAAAGTTTGGATCATGCCAGTGTAATGGTTTTAAGCATGAACTTCTATATACCCCAGATACACATGAACAGTATATTATTGATAAGTTTAGTTCTTATAAAAATGTTAGAACAATAAAAGGAGATGCAACAAAGGTTATTCCAGAATTAAAAAATAAATATAACTTAATCTATATAGATGTTTCAAATGATAGGTTTCTGACAAGAGAGGTTCTCAAACATTGTTCTTTGCTTGTAGAAGAAGGAGGAGTTATTGGTCTAAATGATTATCTTATCTACGATGGTATAATAGAAGATACCCCATACGGTACATTTCAAACAGTAAACGAGTTCTTACACGATAATCCAGACTGGGAAGTAGATGCTATTGCCCTACACAATCTAGGGTTTTACGATATATACATAAGGAAAGGTAGTCATGGACCTACATAAAAGAAGAGCCAGAAATGATAGCAAGATGATAGATGTCGAGTTTTCAGAAGATGCTATAAATGATTTACTAATTGGAGAATTAGACGGGACATGGGGAAGGTCTAGCCAGCATGTAAACCTAAAAAGAGATTTAGATGAATACTATAGGTCATACGGTTACTTCTTTGATGGTGAGTATCACAACTTTAACAAGATTCCTCCAGAAAGAATTCTTGATGGTAGAGAAGACTGGAAGGTTGACTATAAATATAATAAAGAATTTTTTAGATCAGACAACTTTAAAAAAAATCATGACGGGTTGCACATTGTTTTTGGAGGTTGTTCTAATACAGAAGGAGTTGGGGCTCCAATAGAGAAAACTTGGTCCCATATGCTATATGAAGAACTATCTAAAGATTATAAAGTTTCTGGATATTTTAATCTAGGAAAGGGTGGGTATGGATGGCATAAAATAATATCCTCCTATCTTGATTATGAAAAAAGATTTGGATCTCCAGACATATTTGTTGTAAATCATCCAAATATCTTAAGAGACTATTACTGGGACAGTAAACAGGATAGATGGATATATGCTCAGCAGTATCCATATGCTGCAGAAGGAACAGAAGAAGAACTAGAAGAGGCTAAGACCTTAAGAGAAGGTCATCCTTATCATGGAATAAATATCAATGTTTTTCCAACATTAGATGAATACAGACGTGCTTTCCCAGTATGGCTAACTGCTTGGAACCTATTCCTTGAGTACTGTAATTCTAAAAATACAAAAGTTGTTTGGGGTATGTGGGATGGATCTGGCCAGGTAAGTTTAACAAACTGTGATATATTCTTACAATCTTATGTACGACTATATAGTGTAACAGAGTCCTTTATAGAAGAGTTTAGAAAAGATGGTAAGTTAGAAGATGGAGATATGGATGCAAGAGATGGACATCCAGGGTTTTTAGTACAACTTAACTGGAAGAATCAATTTATTAAATTTATAAAAGATAGGGGATTGTTAAATGAAAATCATAAAAAAAATAATTAGGAGATATAGGATGAAAAAAATTCTAAAAGAATTAAACAAAGATAGGAAGTTTATATACTAATGAGTGGTACATTATACTTAATAGGATCTCCAATTGGAAACCCTGAAGATATAAGCGATAGGCTTATCAATGCTGTAACAAATGCAACAACTATTTGTGTTGAAGATGAGGGCAGATTCTCTGAATTTTGTAGAGAAAATAACTTAACCTATACTGCAGATATTGTTGACATATCGTATTCCGTTGGAAATGATCGTGAGTTTAACAATAAAGATTTAATCATAAATAAACTATTGTCAGGAGAAGATGTTCATATTATTTCTGATGAAGGAATGCCAGGAGTGTGTGATCCAGGACATACACTTGCCTATCTAGCAGTTAAAAAGAATATACCAGTAAAAGTTTCTCCTGGACCATCAACAATTATTGCTGCTGCAATTACTGCAAATGTTGGAAATGGATTTTCTTTTGAGCAGTTTCCTCCTCATAATGAGCAGGGTCATGAAGAAATTTTGTGGGAGAGACTTCTTCAAAAAGATAACCCAATGATCTTCTTATTACAAAATCCTCTACATCTGCCTTCAGACAATGAGGAGAAGATTAATAAAGTTTGGCCTACAAATAGTGCTTTCTACTTTATTAATAAGGCTGTTGAAAAATTTGGGGAGAACAGAAATGCAGTCTTTTGTACAAACCTTACCTACCCTAATGAGTATGTACTTAGAGGAACACTAAAAACAATAAAAGAATATATAGATAACAACCCAACTAAGTTACATAAGATGTGCATAGTTGTTGATGGAAAAGATAAAAAGGTTGCAGTTGCTTAGTTCTTTTTATGCTTTACTTCATATGGTGCAATTTTAGATTTAATGCGACCATCTTTGTATAGTCTTACAATCCAGCCATCTTTAATCTGAATAGGGTTGAATGCTGATGCTTTTTTCTTTGGCATAATTAGTCCTTAAATAGATTGGTAACTCTTGTTTGTTTTGAGTAATCTTTTGCTGAAAAGAATATTGACTCTGTTTTTGTAACAGGTATGCAGTTTGGAACTGGATTACCATCTGCTCCTGGCTTCATTCCTCTTTGAACGTAGCCTTCCCAACATGGATCAGCCTTACCTATTGATGAGTCATACATAGCCATAGCAACCTCTGAGTCGTTATCTGAAGAGCACACTGGACAGTCTGGACAGTCTACATTGAGTTGTTTACAGGTCTCACAGTCGCATCCTTGGTATGTACTTGTTGGCATCATTGAATCATCACTCATACTATCAGTATACCATATTTAACTAGCAAGACGGTTATGAGTTCTTATCCTATGGCAGTTGGCACAAACTACTTCGCATTTTTCAATCTCTTTTTTTATAGCCTTCCATGAAAAACCATCATGGATCATTCTTGATATGTTGTATTTCTTGTCTCTTATGTGATCAAAGTCTAGGATTATATGGTTACCAACACCACAATCTACACAGCCAGAATCCTCTTTTATCTTAGCAAGCATCTTCTTATACTGCTGCTTATTATAATGGTCCAACTCTTTGTCAGTCATTGATATTATTATACCGCCAAATGTTAGGCCCCACACAGGCAATTCACCTGACTTGCGCCACGGTCTCTATCCAATGGGTAACTAATCCATCACTAAGGTCCTGTGTGGGACAATTATATTGTAGCATAGGAAATGAGCAGTTTATAGACGACTGCTCAGGTCTATTAGCCACGAAGATTCAACTCCTGCTAACTCTCCACTCATAGGAGCATCCGTTGTAAAACCTTTTAAAGTCTTATATCGGAATGTTATCTATTATACTACTTAATTTTAATAGATTTAGGCTTCTTTTCTTCAGGAACGATACGAACCACATTGACATGTAGCATGCCGTCCTTAAGTTCTGCAGATGTTACTTCCATATATTCTCCCAGTGCAAAAGATCTTACGAACTTTCTTCCTGCGATACCCTTGTGGACTATCTCTGCATCTGTGACTTCAACAATGTCACCCTTAATAATGAGTGTTCCATTGTCTACGGATACATCAATATCTTCCTTAGAAAACCCAGCGACAGCAAGTGAAATCTTATATGTATCTTCATCTAGTTTGATAAGATCATACGGAGGATATGATTGTGAGTTTGTTTTATGTGCAGTGTTTAGGCGATTTAACTCTCTGTTAAAGCCAATAAAAAAAGGATCATTGAACAGATCCATAGCGTACTTTGTTACCATGTTATTCCCCTTTCAAGCGAATAAGTTAATTACCCCCCATTTGGGCAGGTAAATATATTATATCATAAAGTACCCCTGGCAAGAATCGAACTTGCGACGCATGGCTTAGAAGTCCATCGTTCTGTCCACTGAACTACAGAGGTAAAGCATCTCCAACGGAATTCGAATCCGTGTTGCTGCCGTGAAAGGGCAGAGTCCTGGGCCACTAGACGATGGAGACTTGGAGCGGATGATGAGAATCGAACTCACCCCTTCTGCTTGGAAGGCAGAGGCACTACCAATATGCAACATCCGCATCGTACATCTGGAAGGACTTGAACCTTCGGCTCTCTGCATATAAGGCAGGTACTCTAACCAACTGAGTTACAGATGTAAACCTTTTATATCCCGCAGGATTTTAGGAAATATTTAGTAGGTTCGTTTCCAAACCAACTTCTTTCCAGACTTAACGCATGTGAACTTTGCTCCACCATACACCTGCTTTTGTCTTAACTTACTGCATGATTTACCAACAATCGCTTTCTTAATAGCAGCCTCAAGCGCAATCCTTAATTGCTCTTCTTGCTTAGCCTTTAGTTCTTCGGCAGCCTTGTTCCAAAAAGCAGCAGCAGCATCTCCTGCAGCCTTTGCATCAGCAACAATCTTTGCATCAATTGCTGCTTTTGCAGCAGCATCTGCAATTGCTTTTGCCTCTGCCTCTGCCTTGGCTTTTGCCTCTTCAGCAGCCTTAATGACATCAGACTGATTAGGTATAAAATTCATTGGATATGACTGATGCAGACTTAACTTTCCAGCAGAGTCAAGAAACTTTACTTGAATTTTTAATGTTAGTGGAAGTTTAATTTCTTTTGACTCATATCCATAGATTCTGAACTCTTTGCTTTCTACTACAGAGTATGCTTCTCGCCAAAATGTTAGGTTCATATGTTGATCAAAACTAATTTCTTTATTGCTTGCATCGTAGAGGCCTAAATTAATAACGCTAACCTCTCCTACAGGATCGGAGAATCTAATTAAAAACTCATATTCTTTTCTTTCTGATATGCCTTGTGCAGAAGGAAGTTCATACTGAGTTGTGGTAATTGGTGTAATAAAGTTAACATACTTTGAAATTTCATTTGCATGTGCTGGAGTAAAACCCCCAGAAAATACAAGTAGTGATAGTATGAAAGCAATTTTCTTCATTTTAATCCTTTGTTAGTAGTTATGTTATAAGTATACCGAATTCTGCACGGTATGTCAAGTACACCAGGTAGGACTTGAACCTACGAATAGCCGAATTATGAGTTCGGTGCCTTAACCAACTTGGCTACTGGTGCTAGACCTTATTTAATTAGTAATCCAAAAAATGTTCCAATTAAAAAGCATAAAAACCCAACTGTCCAATGGTAGTAGGTTTTCATATGTTCTTTAATTATGTGATGCTTTAAATCATCTGGAATTTTTTTTAACTTATCGTAATCAACCATAGCACTTCCTAATCTTTATTTAGTTAAGAGTTTAAAGCAGAAAATATGATTCCTTCTCTAATTGACTTTTGCTTACGCTCAAACCTTGATAGGTATGGCTTAGCCTGTATTCTTTTTTTGTTTTTGTTTGCTCTTTTGATCTTGTGCTGAGATACTTTGTTGTTAGACTTCTTCATTACTGCCCCTGACTTTCTGATATATTGTCACATGGACAAATAATTGATTCTGGAAGTTCATGAACCTTTGTAACAATAGTGATCATAGTTTCACATTCATTACACTTGTATACTTTTTTAATTCGTTTGCTCATATACTAATGATACCACTTTCTATTCTGTAAGTCAAGACTTATCTCCATCCCACGTACCAATCTTAGTAGTAGGAATTTGGTTATCTTCCCATAACCTGATAACATTTGGGTTGTCATCTACCGCATGAAGAACTTTCCAATGATTATTAATCTTGTGAAGTATATCTCTTTTAACCTCATAGTCTGGTCTGTTGTCTTCGTCTGATCTCATAAATAAAGCATGAGACCTTAGATTATTTTTTGCAAGCCACATAGATGTTAGCCCACGCCACTTATCTTTACGAGAAGTTACAATAAGAATAGCATGCTGATCTGCAACAGCATTATTTAACATCTCAACTACTTCCAAATTTGGCAGGGCATCTATAGAAGCCTCATGAAAGGCATCGTAGTCCCTATTAGAGCCACGAACATGGTGCAGGTAGGGATCTACATTGGCTAGAGTACCATCTACATCAAATATGTAGGCGGTTGGCCTGTTATCAATCTTGATTAACATTATAAGTCATAATAAAATAGCAGGCAGCATACCCTAAAATAAATGCTGGAATTAAAAATAGTGCACTAATCATTCGAAGTCCTCCTGTCTTTCAAACATACTTGTCATATAATTATCTTCTCCTCTTGCAATCTTTGCTGCAAGCATTCTCATACCAATTGCATTAGTTACAGACTCTTCAATAGGAAGAGACTCAATAGCCTTTGCAATCTCCTCTCTCAATACCATTTCATCTATACTCATTCTTTATCCTTATCCCAATATGCTTTACCAAATTCATCATAATCGTCCCATCCTGAATCAGACATATCAATTTTGATCTGATCCAACTCTTTTTTCCAAGCCTCCATGTCTATGGTGTAATAGGTTCCCCACCACTCGTAAGGTTTGTTAAGATACTTCCACATTTTTGCGTGGTATTTATATTGCCACCCATGCTCCTGATGTTCATCCATATTAACACACTTAACTAAATGATTCCCAGCAAACTCTCCAGAAATATTACCGATCCATCGTAATGGAAGTATCTTAGTTCTTTCTGTCTTGGTTGAATGATTTATCATCTTTAGGCACCCACACTTTCTTTCCATCTTTCCATACAGGCCAATAGCCAAGGCTACGCCAGTCCATTTGGGCTATCTTAGGCTCTTTCATCCATACTCCTATCCCATAAAATTAAGCATTTAGTACATTGTATACCATTCTCACGCATATACCAAGTATGACTACACTCTTTTGGCACACCACACCCTGTAATCACTCATAGTTTGATGGGTATCCCAGTACTCAATGTTTTCTTTGTTCATCCCGCAGGTTTTGCAGATCATTGCCTATGCCTCTTCTTGTTGCCAAACTTAGACTTGACCTCAGCCTTAGCCTGATTAACTATAGCGTTCGTAATCTCTTCAACACTAAACTCTTGGTCGAAGGTTTGTTCAGTATCCACCTAGGCACTCATTTCTTGTATGGTATAAACGAATTTTTGTCATAATTTTGCGGGAGGGAGCAAACAAGTCTTCCTTACATGTAGAACATCTAAAAGACCATTCACCACTAAAGAAGTCATACACAGCACCCTTAGCGTTAGCATACTTCTTGGCTACAAAGGTTTGAAATGGATCTGGGATTTCCATGTTAGTAATCATAGTTTAGCCACATATTGAGCAGCCATTTTTAGACCCTTAACAAGGCCATCATGATAGTCTTGGTTCTTAATAACCTTAGTTGTGTCCCAAATACGATAGGATTCCTGGTTTAATAGATCAGATATTTCTTGATTGGTCATACTATAATAATACCCTATGTGGGCATGAGTGTCAAGTCTTAGGAAACAAGACCCATAGATAGGTGGGTCATACACACATCAGCGACTATCCAGTTAGCGTGATTTACGACAATATCGTAATGAGTTGCCTCTTTTTCGCAAAAATAACATTTAGACTTTTCCATCTAATTATTATATCACGTTTAGAGTTCGGCGAAAAATAGAGGTAACAAACCCCCACATGCCCCACAGGGGCAATATTGGTTAGAAACCCTTGTCCGCCAATGACTTGTCATGCTTGATCCTTCGTGCATTCTTTGTCTTCCAAGCAGCATCTCTTTCCTTATTGGCCTTAGCCCAATCTAGTTTTTGTTGCTTTTCAAGAGCACGGTATTCATCAGAAGGTGGGCATTCATTACACCAATGGTAACTGGTAAAGTAAGGCTCTCCACGCTTATAAGCACAAAGTGAACTTTTCATGACTGCTCCTTAGCGTACATAATCTTAAACTCTAACTCATCCCTATTTTCTGCAACTGTTCTGGCAGTCCAATTAATCAAAGATATGGTTCTGGTAATATCATTATGTGATACATCCTCAGACTTGGCAACCTGAAGATATCTAGTGATATCATTTTTGAGGTTTTCTAGGACAAAGACAAAATCCTCTTCGTATTGGTGCATTTGCTTCTTATTTTTTTTAGTAATCATAAACCAATCATATCAAATTTGCCACGGTATGTCAAGTATAATGAACCTATGGATGAAGCAGTCTTATATATACTATACAGCCCACTACATAAGGCTGTCAAGGTAGGTATATCAGATATAAGCGGAAGAAGGTTTGCAAGCCATAGGACCAAGGGTTGGATACTAATTAAGTATTGGCATTTTTTCGAACGGGATAAGGCAAGAAAGGTCGAAACCCTAGTACTAAGAACACTAAGGGAAAGATATGGACATTTTCTGGATAAGGCAGATATGCCTCAAAGCGGATACACAGAGACCTTTGATGCCTCAAAGATAACTCGTAGGGCCTTGATCCGTATGGTCAATAAAGCAATTAAAGAGGTTTGATACCCTGGCATTTTGGACACTTGGATGTAGGGTTTGATACCCCATAAGGTACTTGATACATACCACCACAGTTAAAGCATAGGACATCTAACATTATCCAGTCATCCTTATCTGTTGTAGGTAGGCCATATAGTTAAGAAATATGAATAGGCCAAGCATGATGATTAGGAAAGGTTTCATATATCAAGTATAGCATGATGGTTTGATAGTTATCCACACCCTGATAGGCTAAAAATGTCATAGTTATCCACATGTTATCCACAATTAAATGTTACTGATTATGTTGTTAGACATTCTAGAAGTGGAGTGAAGTGGAGGATAGTGGGTTAGGGAGCCCTTTTATAGATGGGGTCGTAATCTCTAGCGGCCAAACCTTCATATCTCCAAACCTTTATAGCCGCATTTTACCACAAACCTTTATATCTGTCAAACCTTTATATGCATGGTTTGGGCATTATAACCTATAAATTATGGTTTGTCAAGCCCATTTTATGCATAAAAAAATCTCCCAAAATCAGGAGAAATTGTCGATAAATCGTAATAAAAATATATAAAGGTTTGATAAATATTTAAAAATCAGGATAAAAGGTTTGTATATGTTTTAGTACTAGTGGTTTGGTATATAATCTCTTTATCCCCTGGCAAAAACGGCCAGGTTTGGGGAAAAATTTTTAGGCGTTCGTAATCTTATTTTCAGTTTCTTGATCCACCTGAAACTCGGCGGGAGAGAAAGAGAAGAACCTATTAACTATAGGAACATGCTTAGTGATAGATACAAAACCATTCCACATGTTATCTGAGAATGCTTGATAGCCTTTAGGATCTCTTTGTTGATATGCTGCAAAGTGTCTTGGGCTCATAGATACATTATACACCTGATATTAAGGTTTGACAAATAAAGGTTTGTATGGTATAAGGTTTGGGGAAAAGAATTTGTCCTTCGTAATCTAATTCTGGGGAAAATAAAGGTTTGATCGTAATCTTATTCTGGAAATATGGTTTGTCCAATATGTCCAATTTGATATGATTTGCCCTCGGGGGAAATCTCAGGGGCTTTAGCCCAGAGACCCACCAGAGTTTTTCTTTTCATAGGCCAGGTTAAGAACTTCTGTTAGATTAATTTCATCTAGTTCCTCAACCTCTGCCTCTGTGATCTCTAATAGTTTAAACATCATATCGATGCTCTCTTCAACATATTGTTTACCAAGATCTGTCAAACCATTAACCAGGCCTTCTGCTACATAGTATGCCATTGGAACACCAATGTCATTGTAATCCATAAAGGCACTAAAGTTATCATCATCACGGAAATCAATCCATAGTTGACCTAGTATGCCTGTCTTATCTGCGAAGTCCATTATTGGGTCCTTTCATCTCTAACATAAGTTTATCATACTCTTCCATAGATGTCAAACTCAAAACCTCTAGTCTGTGGTAATTTATTAGTGGTAGGTTTCTTACTACATAGTATCCTACTCTTTCTAAGTCTACCGCAAAATCTTGGGTAAGGAGTCTGCCTAACTGTTCTGCCATTTTTGTTTCTTTATTATGGGTTGCCGTTCGTCTTATTGAATAAGCCATAGGTATCTCCTCTTGTCCATTGTATCAAAAAGTAAGGGGGAGCGCAAGCCTACGAAAACCTACGCTCCACCCTGTTAGTCTAGGGGACCCACTCCCTAGATTTGCTCAGCCAAACTTGGTAGGTATGCATTAATAAACATTTGCCAGTCAACCTGTAGGTCTCTGCCAGCCTCATAGATAGTTTCTTTGGCAATATCTATGACCACAGTGGTCTCACCTAGTTCAAAGTTGGTACCAGTGATAGAATAAATTCCAAACCCTGTTTCATCTAAGATCGAATCTTGCATAAGATAACTAATCACCATACGGTTAAAATAGGAATAGTCTTTCCACCTAGGCTTTGCATGCTGCAGGGCCATTGCTAGGTCCCGCTGCCATTCAGTCTCACCCCAGTGGCTATAGAGTACTACGTGAGCCTCATCCTCAACGTCTTTAAATACAAAGTTAATACGTGCTCCCATTACTCTTCTTCCTTCCAAGATACAATTGATAGTTGATTTAAAATTTCATTGCAGAGGTCCGCTTCATTATCTGATTCAGCCTCGTATCTAAATGTCATGTAGTCACCAGTGGGCTCAAAGATGATTTCTACTTTGTATTCGTTCACTCGCTTATCCTTCCGTTAAAGTCATCATCAAAGCCACAAGGACATTTGTCGTCATAGCCAATCTCGTTGTCACAGTTAGGGCAAGAGATGATTGTCTCTACATCATCATTATCTGTCATACATTTATTCCTTCGCAGTTGTGGGTTAGTTCCTCATCAAGTGTATCACCACAGAAATCACAAGTCAAGTCAGGCTCTCCCACCTGTACCTGAATGGTCAGACCATCTGGGCAGGGGACCTCAGTGACAAAGTATCCTATTCTATTAACGAATCCCCAGCCATTCCATATGTATAGGCCTCCGTCATCGCCATCCCCAAACATCCATATATTGGCAGGGGATTGAGACTTAACAAACTCTACCTCTGCTCCATAAGTCTCAAACATATGGCCATTAAAAGAAGCGTTGTCGTCAATGTGATTAAGGATAGGCTTGTATGTATCAAACCATTCATCCTCAGTCATTTCAATAAAGTTACTCATTGTTCTTTATCCTGTCATTGATAGCAAATGCTAGTTGATAGGTAAGGGCATAGACTTCTACAAGAGCGTCCATTCTTCCTTCTGCTCTAGTTCTGTCCATAGAAAGCATTGCGTCAGAGTATCCACCCTCACGCTCTTCTTTCTCAATCTCAATATAATCGTTCTCTGCTTCTAGCATTAGGTTTTTAAGTTCACCGTGTAGGATGTCTGTGCCTGACTCCCCTAGGTCAACAAGTTTTTGTAGTCTTGGGTCTAGTTGTGTGTTCATCATAGTTATATTCTACCCTCTGCCACTGACAAAAGATGTTTAGTAGCATAGATTTGTCCCTCAATGTCTACCACGTGGATAGAGGCAGGGTTCTCTTCAAGGTCTTGTTCAAGACTAATCAGATGTAGTTTGATGTATTCGATAAATGTGTTTAGGTCCATATATTAATTATAGGGGTTAGTGTTGATTTTTACAACTTCACGGGGTGTGACCTTAATCACAGGCTCATAGTCAGGGGTTGGATCTTCATCTACATGAGTAACAGTAGCATCCCATTTGCTTAATAGGATTACATGAGATGATGCATGGCAAATGCAGGCGGGATCAATCTGAGGCTCAACTGATGCGGTAATCTCTATAAGAGCATCACAGTCAGTACAAAGATAAGTAAACTTAGTCCACATTAGTCAAAGTACCCTTCTGCCCATAGCCCTGACAGGAAGTCTGAGGCTTGTGTTAGGTTTCTGTGTAACCAGGGGTCATCGTCAGGATTCACGGTAGTTAAAGCAGAATCAATAGCAAGAACCATGTTATCTAAATCATCTCTTTCATAGCCTAGCATCAGTTCTCCTCATCCCACCAGTATTTGACAATTGTATTCAAGGTAGTGTGAATTGCACAATCACAATCCCCACCGTTCATATTTTCCATGTATTCGAGATGTTGCTCATTGTCCATATACATCTCATTGACTAGTTCGTCAATCGTTCTCATTGTTTGGGTCATATATTAATTATAGCGCAGGGGTCTGACAAATGCAAGGTTTGGGAAAAAAATATTTCCTATCGTAAAGAAATTTTGGGGAAAATATTATGGCTATCGTAAAGTTATTTTATTAGAAATCTCATGTGACCTACATCACATTCCCTCGGGGCCCCATTTACGCTTGCGATCCGTATGGGACTTGAACCCATGACCTCCACCGTGACAGGGTGGCGAACTAACCAACTATTCTAACGGACCTAATGGTGAGCAGTTTTTATTCTTGCTCAGGAATTTTTATTTATGCGTTTGTTAATTCACGCACAATTTTTAGCAGACGATTTTTTTCTGCGTTAATTGCAGGGTCAAATCCGCTTGCGCTTGCAAGGATAGATTCGTTAGAACCACCACGAGCAGAACGATACCAGTCAAGGCGTTCTGTTAGTGCATTGAAAGCACCCCACGCATTACCAGCAATCATTCCGTTAAATTCGCCTGTGTAAATATCGTTGATAACATCAACTTTATTTTCCCACTTCTTGAAAGCACCCTTAGAATCCTTTTCAGGCTTTGGGTATGCAGCAAGAATAATGTCGTTAAACATTTGTGCAGAAACTTCTTTTTGAATCATAGCGTTAGCCATAAGGTCAAAAGAATCCATGTACTTATGAGCAAGACCAAGAGTCTCACGAGCAACCGCAACCTTACCGCTTGCAGTTTGTGTATGACGAATCTTGAAAGATTGCTTGACACCATTCTTCTTGCGTGTTGTATTAAGCGCAAGATTAAGAGTGTTAGCGCACACTACACGAACAGGTGTAATGCTTGCTTGAATAGCGATTGAGCCATCGTGTGATGTGTTGATGAGCAAATAAGTTTTTACCTTATCTGCAACACCGCTAGGGTCTAGGACAGTTTCACGCTCTAGTGCTAATGCACCAAATACTACACGTCCACCCTTAATTGCTCCAGCCGTTTCCCAACGTCCGCCACCATCTAGAATGTTATCTCCAAATGAGAACAAATCTTCATTCTGCATAACGTGATAACGTTCACCAACGACACCAAGAATGTCTGTCTGTGTTGAATCTGTAGGATTAGTACGCAAAACGTACTGATAGTTTTTATCGCTTGTTAGATGTGATGGGGTTTCCAAATCTTCAAGGCGAACATTCCAATTAGAAAGGTTAGCCAAATCTAACATTTCTTTTGTAGTTTTTTCTTCTGTGAATACAGTACCCAATCCGTGCCAAGCAGGTTCACGGAATGATGCGAATGAGGTCTTGCCATTTTGTGTTTCTAAATCGTGAGCCACGATATTCCTTCTTTCTGTTGTGTTGATATTTCAAGTATAGCAGGACTGACTGACATATGCAAATCAGGATAGTTAGATTGGGATAAATTGGACATTGTGGCAAAGATCACACCATCGTAACGGCGTGTCGATTTGACAAAAGTTATCCACAGGGCCCTCGGGGAAATTTTTCAAGGAATTTAAAGTGAGCAGTTTTTAAACATGCTCAGGTTTATTAGTAGCCCCCTACTAAATATCTATTCTGTCAACAGTAGATGACAAGTAAGTTACTTCTTCACCATATGATACAGAATCAAAATCAATATCGTGAATTGCGTTTTGTGCAGACTCTTCATCACGTGCATTGACTGTAATTGAATATTGAACTGTAACTTCTAATTCAAATTCTTTTGTTAACTCAAAGCCGCAAATATCTGCAATCTCTTGTGCAGTATCTTCTGAAATGGTACCGTCGTTCATTTGCTCTAAGGTCCACTCTTGCATTTCGTTACGCATACGGTTACGCTCTGCAGCCTCGCCGTAGGAGCGCTGGGTTACCTTTTGGATGTGCTCTTCAAGTTGCTGAATGCGTTCTTTGTTTTGTACTAACTGTGACTCAAGAAATTCTCGTGTCATGTAGTGGTTATCTATTACTGGTTGGTCCATGGGGGCCTCTTTCTGTTAGTTGGTTTACATTAATTATACTGGGTGCCACTGACAATTGTCAAGGGCCCTTGCGGGGAGCAGTTTTGATACATACTCAGGTAGTTACACTTCTTGCAGT